ACCTACACAATATCATATTCGCATCTCCAAGTAAGAGTCAGGTAAGGGTATTACAGTCTATTGGACGAGGATTACGAAAATCTACCCTAGACACCAAAGTGTATGATATTGCTGACGATTTACATTGGAAAGCTAACAAAAACTATACACTTGACCATGCCGCGGAACGCGTCAGGATATACTCCAAAGAAAGATTTAAGTTTAAAATGCATGAAATCAGGCTGGTATAAATAAGTATATGAATGATACAATAGATAACGACTCGCAAGAGTTCCCTGTACAACTACAGGACATTCCAGTCAGGCTATTCAAATTGGTATCAGGTGAATCAATCATAGCATACACTCATGAGTTTGATGAGGAGTCTGATGGGTTTCTGATTGGTATAGAAGAACCTATGAACATAATCATTGATATTGATGATCATTATGTCTTTACTCCTTGGCTGCCATTTGCAGCTAAAGGAATACACTACATAAAAGAATATGATATTTTGTTATCTTCAGATGTTAAGACAGATATTAAAGCATATTATATGAGGACGGTATTAGATGCAGCAGAACATTCAGACAATAGAGATATTGAAGACTCCATGCAAATTAGAGGTAATGCAACTACCCACTAATACTATACTGTCCCTCCGCAGAGATACTCTCTTATTATATCATGCTTCTCCCAAATGTACACACTTTTAAGTAAATAAATATGAATAATATTGATACAGCAAATATAGACTTCACTAATGCGGCATCATTGCGTGTTGCAGATATGAAAGAGGGTGATCAAAACCTTCGTGTATATATTTCAGGTGGTGGTTGTTCAGGCTTCTCATATGGATTCATGTTAGATGAGAATGAAATAGAGGGTGATTCCACTGTAACAAAGAATGGTGTTCAACTTCGTGTTGATCCAATGAGCTATCAATACTTAGACGGGATAACTATAGACTATATAGCAGACCTACAAGGATCACGATTTCAAATAAGTAACCCTAATGCTAAAACAACATGTGGCTGTGGATCATCTTTCTCAATTTAAATGTATAATAGTGTGTACAATTAGCTTAACTATGTTATAATGGTTATACATTTAAACAAAAGGATTAATCATGCCTGAGAAAATTAGACCAAGAGACAAACCACATTACGTGAACAACAGAGATTTCTCGTATGCAGTTGTGGATTATGTCACCGAAACAAATCAAGCTAAGGAAGATGGAGTACCAAACCCTATCGTTCCTGACTACATTGCTATCTGCTTTATGAAGATCTGTGAGGGTCTATCCCATAAGCCTAACTTTGTACGATACACATACCGAGATGAGATGGTAATGGATGGTGTTGAGAATTGTCTAAAAGCAATCTACAACTATCGTATTGATGCATCCACACGTACAGGTAAGCCTAACGCATTCTCATACTTTACTCAAATAGCTTACTTTGCTTTCATCCGAAGGATTGTTAAAGAGAAGAAGCAGACCGATATCAAGTTTAGATTTATGGAGCAGGCTAACATAGAAGACTTCATGACTGGTATTGATATTAACAATCCGATTGATCAGTCATTCCTTGATTCACTTCGTGAGAAGATCACAAAGGTCAAAGATAACGACTCAGCTATTAAAGAGTTCACTAAGATTGAAAAGGCAAGAGTTAAGAAAGGCTTAGAGTTGCACATGGCTAATGCATAAAATCTATATTACCGGCATTGCTGGTTTCATAGGGTTTCACACAGCTAAGAAATTATCTGATGAAGGATATGAAGTTAGTGGTGTGGATGACTTTAATGATTACTACCATGCCAGTATAAAGCATGATAGAGCCACGATCTTAGAAGATGAGTATGGCATTAAAGTTAAACATGGTAATTTAGCATCTCCAATACTAAATCGCCATTGCGCTGTCATTCATTTGGCTGCCTATGCAGGTGTACGTCATTCATTAGATAATCCTCAATTGTATATTGATAACAACATTAGTGCTACACAAAGTCTTATTGCTGAATGCGAAAGGCTTAATATGCCGGTGGTGTATGCATCATCATCCTCTGTAATGCAAGGGCAGATAACTCCATGGACTGAAGTAGCTCCTATATTTGGTCAGTTAAGTAACCCTTATACGTGGTCCAAATATATTAATGAATGTCAGTTCGCATCTTCTAAAATTGTATCAGCAGGTTTAAGATTCTTTACAGTCTACGGACCATACGGAAGACCTGATATGGCACTGCAATCCTTCGCTGAGTCAATAATTAAAGGTAAAACTATTGATATATACAATTATGGTGACATGCAGCGCGACTTCACGTACGTGGATGACATCGTTCAAGGTATACAGCTTGTATTAGAGAACCTACTAAGCCAAAATAATCAGCATGAGCTCTATAATATCGGTTCTGGTAAGAAAAATGAACTGATGGACTACATTGGCTGCTTAGAGACTGAATTAGGAACGGTTGCACAAAAGAATTATCTACCCATGCATCCAGCTGATGCTAAAACAACTCAAGCAAACATATCAAAAATCCAAGCATTAGGTTATGAACCAACCACTAATATTGAGGATGGCATTAAACAATTTGCCAATTGGTTTAAAGAATACTATGTACAATCAACTAAACTGTGATATAATATACCCATGAGAAGAAACTTTTTAATTATCGGATTTGGTGTGGTGGGTCAAGCTGTCCACGCTGGAATATCCGACCGTGCAGGTAATAACTATTGTGAAATTTATGATCCGGATATGGGGCATGATAACTCTTACAGTGATGATTACGATGGTATTATACTCTGTCTGCCGACACCTCAAGGCCCCAATGGTGAATGCGATGATTCTTTGGTCGCACAATACCATGCCGAGCTTCGTGCAAGATCACCTCGCATACCTATCCTACTTAAGTCAACAGTATCACTCGAACTTATTGAGTCTCTGTCTAATGACATACACCTAACATATAACCCAGAGTTTTTGACTGAGGCTGATTCACTAGATGAATTCTTAAATCAGAAGTTTGCTATATTTGGTGGTGGGGATTGTAGATATTGGTATGAGATGTTTATTGGATGTGGTATTAAAATAGACAAGGTTAAATTTACATCAATGAGGAACGCAGCATTTGCTAAGTATACTATTAATAGTTTCCTTGCAACGAAGGTGGTCTTCTTTAATGAGCTCCACGATTTGTATGATGATGTAGGTTTTGACGAGTTAACAGAATTGGTTGCCATGGATAAACGTATTGGTGATAGCCACATGATGGTACCAGGTCCTGATCATACATTAGGATTTGGTGGCAAGTGTCTACCTAAAGATACACTAGCCTTCGCTACATCAGCTAAGGGCAAACTCAAACTGCTAGAACAAGTGATTAAGCTTAATAAGAAGCTTAGGAAGTGAAGGTAGATAGGGAAACGATCTGGCATTTCACGTGTCAGTTCTGTTCTTCCTATTGGAGCATCGCCACTATGGAACATCAATGGGTTCCAAAGAAATTATATTGTCCACACTGCGGAAAGCAAAATGAAAATAGCACTACTTAATGATACGCACTGCGGTGTAAGAAACTCTTCACAAATATTCATAGACTATCAAGGGAAATTCTATAATGAAGTATTCTTTCCTTATTGTGCTGAGAATGGTATACAGAAGATAATTCACTTAGGGGATTACTATGACCATCGTAAGTTTGTAAACTTTAAAGCGTTACATGCTAACCGTAGACATTTCTTAGAACCTATGAAGCAACTTGGTATGACCATGGATATTATTCCAGGCAACCACGATGTATTCCATAAGAACACAAATGATCTATGCTCTCTTAAAGAGTTGTTAGGATTCTATACAACTAATATCAATATCATTATGAAACCAACCACGGTTAACTATGATGGATTGGATATAAACCTAATGCCATGGATTAATCCTGAGAACCACCAGCATTCAATGGAATTCATAAGGAAGAATAAAGGTATACTCATGGCTCACTTAGAGCTAGCTAACTTTGAAATGATGAGGGGTATTAAACAACCCGCGGGAAGCGGTATGAGTAAAGCACCATTTAAGCATTATGATCAGGTTTTATCTGGCCATTACCATGCATCATCTCAACAGGAGAACATTAGATACTTAGGGTGTCAATTGGAATTCACTTGGGCTGACGCAGGGGATGCTAAATATTTCCACGTATTAGATACTGATACACAGGAAATCACTGCAGTTCGTAATCCACTTACATTATTTGAGAAGATCTATTATGATGATACTACTCAAGACTATAATGATTTCGATATAAATAGATGTGCAAACAAGTTTGTTAAAGTAATTGTGGGGAATAAGTCCAATCCCTTCATGTTTGATAAATTGATTGAACGCATTTCAGAAATGAATACGCATGAACTTAAGATAGCTGAAAACTTCTCTGAGTTCTTAGGTGAGAATGTTCTTACCAATATAGAAAACATAGAAAATACAACTGACTTGATGGCGAATTACATTGATGGTGTGAATACGGACCTAGATAAAGATAAACTTAAAACCCTAATGAACTCGTTATATAATGACGCATTAGACATGGAGATACAGTAATGAAAAAATTAGTAATCGTAGTAGCAGCAGTAGCAGCATTAGTAACAGCCGGATGTGCCACAGTGGAAAGCATTTGGACTGAAGTTGTGCCTAATACTGAAGAAGCAGTAACAACCCCACTTCCAGATGTTGTTATCACTGAAGTAGTAGTTGAAGAAGCCCCAGCCGCTGAATAAACTATAATGTAGTTCATATGAACCAATATATAGTTTATAGGTAAAGATGTACAAACCCCATTTGTGTGTTATAATGGTCACAGTGGAAATATCCACTGAAATTAAATAATGAGGTAATATATGTTTGGGGTATTTGTAATCGGGTATTTGTTTATGACAGACCATCAAGAGTTTTTTGATGCAGCAGCAATAGACAGAGCAGCTGGTAAGGAATGGAAATTTGTAGGTGCTCAACCAGCACCTGAGGGGAAGGTCAATCTTCCTATTAAGAGCTTAGCCACCGGCGAAGCAACAATTCTATTCATTACAGAATAATCATATCATGATACAGTTTCAAAAACTAACGTATAAGAACTTTCTTTCAACCGGAAGTAATCCGATAACAATCCAGCTTAACGAGAGTAAATCAACTCTTATAGTTGGTACTAACGGATCAGGCAAGTCTACAATTCTAGATGCATTATCATTTGCTTTATTTGGTAAGGCACATAGAAATGTATCTAAGCCTGGATTAGTTAATTCAGTTAACGGTAAAGAATGTGAAGTTAGTATAGAATTCGAAACTGCTGGCCACCAATTCAAAGTTGTTAGGGGAATCAAACCCAACTTCTTTGAGGTGTGGCAGGATGATAATATGATAGACCAGCAGACTAACGTCCGTGACTATCAGAAATTCCTAGAACAAAATATCCTTAAGCTTAATCATAAATCATTCCATCAGATTGTTGTGCTGGGATCATCTTCGTTTGTTCCGTTCATGCAATTAAAGGCATGGGATAGACGTGACGTGATCGAAGATCTGTTAGACATAGGGGTGTTCTCTAAGATGAAGAACGTTCTTAAGCAGAAGAATGCTATAAGTCGTGACACAGCTAAGAGTGCCAAGATCTCTTTAGATGCACAGAAGGATAAGATCCAGTATCAAAAGAATCACATTGTAGAATTAGATAAGATTAACTTAGAAGCAAAAGAATCATATGATGTAGAGATACAAGATGCATATGACAGAGTGCAAGAGTTAACCACCAAATTAAAGACATATCCTCAGGACTTGGCCTCTGTGCTAAAGACTCATGGGGATACTAAAGATCAGTTGAATACTGATAAGGGTCGATGTAATCATGACATGAAGGATCTGGTCGGCAAAGCTAAGTTCTTTGAAGGACATGACGAATGCCCTACATGTACACAAGAGATTACCTCTGCATTAAAAACGTCTATGCTTGATGATGTAAAGAAGGCAGCACAGATAACTAATAAAGAAATCATTGAAGTGACTGGTAAGTATGATGCTGTGGTAAAATCACTGGAGAATGTGCGTACCCTAGTTAATGAGATGAAGGACCTTAGTTCTGACATGACTGTGCATAACCAACGGTATAATACATTAACCAATAAACAGGTCAAAGAGGTTGATGTGGCAAAGCCTAATGCTGATCTATTAGACATGGCTAACGTTGCTGATGAAATCCGTGAGGAATTAGACAAGGCAAGTGATGAGTTATTGTATAATGATATTGCTGGTGAGATGCTAAAGGACACGGGCATACGTACTAAGGTCATTAAAGAATACCTACCTGCCATGAATAGTTTAATCAATACATATCTACAGACCTTAGAATTCTTTGTGTCATTCAACTTAGATGAGAACTTCCAAGAGTCTATCAAGTCTAGGCATAGGGATAACTTTGTGTATGATAACTTCTCTGAAGGTGAGAAGATGAGGATTGACTTAAGTTTATTGTTCGCATGGCGCCAAATCGCTAAGATGAAAAACTCTACGAACACAAACCTATTGATCCTTGACGAAACATTTGATTCATCTTTAGATGAGGATGGTGTGGATAACCTAATGAAAATTCTATATACATTAGAGGATGGCACCAACACGTTCATCATCTCCCACAAACCGGATATGCTTGAGAGCAAACTTAAATCTAAGATCCAGTTCACCAAGGTAAATAACTTTAGTGCAATAGCATAAAAGGTTATAAGCTTATTCCAAAGTAATCTAATAAAGTATTGTACTACTGCTAATAACTGTGGTATAATACCTGTATACTAATTAAAATGGTTTTGAATATGAACATTCCAAACACAATAAATCGTGTAGAACTAATTGATGATACTGGCAGAGTCTACGTAAAGTATGGCGTAACCAAGGTGTTTTATGAACTACAGGATGATGAACAAACCCTAAAGCTATTTGTGAATTGGGGAGATGATGTTGAAGTTGAGCCTGATCATTCTGATATTGCAGAGAAATGGAAGAAGGTAATGGAAGAAGAATGGAAGGCTGCTTTAGATCAATTAGAGATAGATTTTGCAAAAGTGTAACGTGTAGTATACATTGTATACCTTAAGGTACAATACACGTTACACTTTTATATAATTAGAGAGAATATATTATGAGCACATTATTAAGAAACGCAATGGTAACACCTGATGGAACATGGTTGCAGTCACGCACTCGCCATGACTATGTACAATATACTGATGCTAATGGCTTGGTGTATATGGTTGACGGTGGTTTAGATTACAGACGGTGTAGTGTTAATGAGTCTGCTCCCCATATAGATAAGTGTGTATACACTGATAGTCCTCATGCAGAACAGCGAGAGGCTGTAACATGGGGAACATACGGTAAGACGGGTCAAGACCCATTGAAGTATTTAACTATTGCTGAAATGGATACTGATCACATTGAAGCTGTACTAGATACACAACAACGGGTGTATCCTCAAACACGTAAAGTTATGATGGATGAATTGGAGTATAGAAATGAATGAAATCCAGAAGGCTTTTGAGACTATAAAACAAGCCATGATCGATGATTCTCCGGAAGTGCAAGGTAGTTATGCGCATGCATGGCACTGTAATATAGCTATGGCGGTATACGACGAGTGTACTACGGATATAAGTTCTGAAGATGCTATGAGAATTGGTAACGCAGCTGCAACTAGGTTTATGAAAACATGCTTTGACGTGACAACTAAGCAGTAATGGAGAACGAAGATGAATAAAGCGAGGCTTGATAAACAAATGAATAACAGTGAGTATTTAATTTGGACAGTCAATAAGATTAAAGAGCTTGAGGAAGATTGCAAGTTTCTATTATCCTTTGCTCCGTTCGGATATGTACCTGAAAAAGTATCACCGATGTTTTATAAGACAGGTACATACACTGGTGATTTAGAAATGTACGATCGGATCATGCAGATCCAATTGAAGTTATCTGGTCATAAGATTATATCAAATAAGTGACCATGGTCACAAGGTTGGTCACATGAAAGTTAAAATAGGAAATTACCCTAACCGATGGATAAGTAGAATCCATACCGACCATATGGAAAGGAAGTATGGATTCCTATGGGAGATGAATAAACCCGTTGTTGTTCCTACCCGCTTTGATAATCTAATAGAGGAAGTGGAAGATACTCTGCAGTTCATATATAACTGGACAGGTAACCTAATCATTGATCTTACAGAGCAGAAGGTGAAGGTGCGTATTGATCCATGGGATACATGGAGTATGGACCATACTTTGTCACCTATTATACATCCAATGCTTGTACAGCTTAAAGCTACTAATCATGGTGCACCATTTGTAGACAACAAACATGTACCTAAGGAACTTCACGCTAGCAAGAAAGAGTTGAGTGCTTACCGCAATAAAGGTGATGTAGATGATCATCACTTCGAACGTTGGAATTGGGTCATGGATGAAATGATCTGGGCCTTTGAACAAAAGACATTAGATGATTGGGAAGCACAGTACTACGAGTACGAAGATGTTCCAGTAGATGATACATCAACAGACTTCGGTGAACGATTAGGACTTAAGTTATTATGGCGAGATGAGGAAGGTCGTCAAGGACATCAGAAAAGAATGAGTAATGGATTCAAGTTATTTGGAATCTTCTATGAGAACTTATGGGATTAAAGGTACCACTATGTCAGTAACGTTTAAAGCAGTTAAGGTAAAAGACTTCGAAATCATATTGCCGGAAGGCTATGAAAAAATGTTTAATGATATGGATTCGTTAAAGTCATTCATTACGGCACGACTAACACAAGAGGCAGAGCACTTAATTCGTACTCAAGTGTATAAACAACTAAAAGATTTAGAGTTTTATTGAAAAACTTGTATAAATAAAGTGTACATTTGGTGGATCTGTGTTATAATAGCTCATCAAATTAAAAAAGTTTAATTCCTTTTTAGCTCAGCTGGTAGAGCAACGGACTGTTAATCCGTTTGTCGGTGGTTCGAGCCCACCAAAAGGAGCCATTTTATCTCGCATGACCACTTGAGTATGATCTCTCTGGTAAATGCTAGGGCTAGATGTGAGGTATTAACCCTGTGACGGTGTGGTAACCTAATCACTTAATACGAAGCATCTAATAGTACGAAGCTCGACCTTAACCACGGGAACAGAGCTTAGTCCAAACCTAGTAAACCTGTCATAGTCAAGTCGCTTTGAAAGGGCGGTGCGGGGCCACTTTAAAGGAAGACCCATCCGATGGCTGGCGACGGATGCTGATTTGAAATCAGTTAGCTCTCACGGGCGTTAGGGTTCGATCCCCTAGTCTTCCTCCATTTTTAATTGCGGGATGCAAAGGTAGCACGCTGGGCTCATAACCCTGTCGGCTGAGGTTCGAGTCCTCTTTCCGCTACCAATTGGCAAACGTGCTCACGTTCAATAGTGATGCTCTCTACTGTGGTTTAATCCACATCTTCGGATCGTAGAGGTTGTATACTGGCATGCAAGTTGAACACCTTTTTTCGCCGCCATGGCTCAGTTGGTAGAGCAGCTCCCTTGTAAGGAGAAGGTCCGGGGTTCGACTCCTCGTGACGGCACCATTTTTAAATTGCTGATGTAGCTCAATCGGGAGAGCAGCGGATTGTCAATTCGCAGGTAGTGGGATCGAAACCCATCATTAGCGCCATATTTACTATGCCGAGGGGTCGTCTAGTTCCGGAACAGACGTTAAACGAGGGGTTCAATTCCACCTGGTCATGAGAATAGGTCTTATGATTGTACTGGCTGTACAGAGGGTTCGACTCCCTAATAGTAAACCGTTTTAACGGAGTATAGCACAGCCTGGTAGTGCGCCTGCTTTGGGAGCAGGAGGTCTAAGGTTCAAATCCTTATATTCCGACCAATTATAATCTTAGAACAAAATGATCTAAGATAGTTGTGTACAGTGTGTGACCAGTGTGATATAATAGACACTTATTAATCAAGAAGAGATATCACTATGACTATTAAAGCTAATAAAATTTTTACTGGTCTTGCTGGTGGCGGCGCTGAGTTTACCATAATTACATCTGATGACTTAGATTATATCATCGTTACTGATGATGAGACAATTGCTACTTACACATCTATTGATTCTTTTTGGTCCGGCGATGCTCCACTTGATGAAGCCGCCGTTACTATAACTAATCAATAACAAGTTTTATCTCGTTGCTTAAAGGTTAAAGCAGTGGAATCCCTGGTACAGCGTCTCTGCTATCGGGCCGATGTTTCCATGCATGCAGGTGAGAATCCTGCCGAGATAATCTGTCGAGTATGTTCCATGGTGGGACAACGGACTGTAAATCCGTCGCTAGCGCATAGTAGGTTCAATTCCTTCACTCGACACCAATTTTAAGACCCATTCGTCTAGTAGGTAAGGACACCAGGTTTTCATCCTGACAACAGCAGTTCGAATCTGCTATGGGTTACCACTTTGATGGTGTACGTCGTATAATGGTTATTGCCCAAGGTTGTGAACCTTGCAGATGTGGGTTCGAATCCCATCGTACACCCCAATTTATAGAGCGTTAGCATAGTGGCTTAATGCAGCACCTTCATACGGTGAAGATCGTTGGCTCGAATCCAACACGCTCTACCAATGTTTTAAACTCGGTTAGCTCAAAGGTAGAGCACTCGCTTGATAAGCGAAAGAAGAAGGATCGTTCCCTTCACTGAGTACCATTTTTGTTTTATAGCTCAATATTGAATACAGAGCTTCGGATCGCAACCGGGTGTATGGGTATCAAATCCCATTAAGACAAATTAGTTTTACTCTTGCCAGTGGATTCCTGGCGATTGGGCTACGAACCTGATCTGCGGTTGTTCGATTCAACCCAAGAG